AGCTTTTTTAACATAAGTATTTAATGCTACTTCTTTACTATTTCCCATTACTTTATTATCTTTCTCTAATTCCTCTTTCATTTTACCATATTTACTAGAGAGATAAATCTTTCTTAATAATGTACTCGATATGGATTTACCCATATACCTTTTACTGTATTTTAATAACACTTTAGATAATTCTGTTCTTGTTAATGGCTTACCAGTTGAAGTCTTGAATAAAACACCCATACCATTAATTTTCAGATAATATCTTAATATCTTTCTTAATACTTTATCTTCTATTGGTATATTTAATTCCTCATATTTCTTTGATGTCTTATATTTATTCAAAACGAAAAATAAGTTTTCTTTAGTTGGTACTACTAAGTAATTATTTTCTTTCTTTTCACTATCACTCAATTTATTGTATCTATCTTTACGAATAGCTTGCATTAGAGATGTATCATTACGAAATGCGATGCGGGCATATATATTAAATAATATATATGCTTGAAGTAATTGTAAATCTTTTTTTGTCATATCATCTTTGCTCTTTTTCTTTATTGGTTTTAATTCTTCTTCCATCTTATTTATCATGTCAAACACTTCTTCTGTTGTAGCAAAGTTCTTAGATTGTTTTTCACTTATAACACCACTCTTTTGTTCATCACTATATTTATCATTAAATTCATCTCTTAACTTACCATATTCTTCTAGTAAATCATCGTATTTATTTTTGTCGTTTAAAGCATTCAAAAGTACAATAATAGAATTCAGAATGTTTCTTTGACTTAAATAATGTAATGAACTTATCTTATCAATAACATCTTTAGGTTTTTTAAGAAAATCATAATCATCACTATCAAATAGTTTTTTAATTTTATTGAGATTAATACTGTATTGTTTTACTGTATTCTCTTTTAAATTAGGTCTTGATTTTGAAATATCTTCAATTGGATTTTTACTTACTATACTCATAATTATAATATAAATATAGATTATTTTTTTAAATAAAAGTTAAAAAAGAGCTTATGCGAAGTAGCACGAAAATTCTCCATTTTCAATTGTAGCTACTTTCAATAATTCTAAGTAAACACGGAGGGTGTATGTCTCAGCACCTAATCCCGGATTCTTATAGATTAAATCCATACCTTTATTGTTTACTCTTTGTGTCTTATTGGGTTTTATAGCAGTTAAATTAAATAAACCAGCAAGACCAGCAAAAGCATTATTTTGTGCGTGTCCTTCAAAGGTTTCAGAAGTAAGAGCAACAACTCCAGCTCTCTTCCATTCATCTCTTGTAATCATAGGAACTCTTCCTTCAGCATTTTGAGTTGTGTGGAATAGTAATGCTGGATTCTTTCTATCAACATTAAATTCAAATAAATCATTGTATAATAAATTAAGTGATAATTCTTGTGCTTGTGCTGAATCTCTTCCAATTACACCATTTAATAGAGATACTGGAGTAAAATTATCATTACTGCCTAAACCAACAATTACTTTAGATACTAATCTACCATTACCTCCAATCGGGAATGTTAAATTTGAGAAAGCTGTTTGATCTCCTGTTCTTTTAGCTAATCTGTAATCTACATATTGGAATACTAATTTTGGATTTTGTTTTCTGTATTGTTCCATGATGTCACCATCATAAGTAATAGAATCATAAATCATTTTAACTTCATTTTGATTTATTGAATATGAAACATCACTATTAGCATTTTCACTATTATTAACACACATTCTACGAGATAAAGCAGCACCAGTCTTTAATGAAGAAGTTGCTGGTGTAAATTCTAAATCAATATGAACACTTTGATTTAATAAATAGCACGGAATCTGATTTGTAGCAAGGAAAGGAAACAAATCCGCAAGATAAACAGAATATACAGGAGCTTCAGAAATACTTTGTGCACTTGTAGCATCATTGTGCATAAATGGAAGTAATTCAAAAGTACCAGCACCTCCACCAGCTGCAACAACTGGATTTCTACCTACATCAAGACCAATCTTTTTAGCACAGTTAGGAGGTTTATCAGTAGTGTTTGCGGTTCTGTCATCATATATAGCTTGGTGATTAATACATCTTTGAGATATAAATTGCTCTCTTTCTTTATTGTCTTCATTAGAAATAAACATACTTTGGTACTGGGAGAACGCAGAATAGTCCGAAATGGAACTCACGACTTCGTTTCCGATAGAAAGGGTTGCTTTCGACAGCAAATTATTTATTCCGATATGTAATGGATAGAAAGCAGTAGTTGTAGTATTGGGAGTAATAGCAAGAGTAATTTTAGAATTAGAATGTAAAAACCCAGCGACTCTGTCCAAAGTAAATCTACAACGATTATCATTAATAGTAACTGGATCAATTATATCTGTGTGAATCATTTGTCCATAAGATGAAGGAATTGCTCCAATCTTTAAAAGGTTAGGAATTGAATCTTTAGAAACATCATTATCTTCGTTCATTTATATTTATATTACATTTAAAATAATATAAAATAAATTTAAAAAAAATAATTACATAGAAAATATTTAGTTAATTACTTCTACACCACTATCAGACCAAGCAACAACAACTTTAGATTTAATAAAGAGATATGCTGATATAGGATTTTGGTCATCTAATTCATTAGTCATTTGAATACTGAACTGAGCATTCGAAAAATCTACACCTTGTGAATCTAACATATCATACAATACACCTACGCCGTAACACGCTCCACTGTCCGGTATAAATCTGTAACCAGTTGTGGCATTTTGGTTTCCAGTAAAATTGCGATTTGTGTTTACAGGAGATGCTGTGGTTCTTGTATGCATATTCTCGGGGATTATAGAAGACAAAAATGATTTAATAACTTGTGGATCAACAACAGTAGTTTGATTTGTAGCATCATCATAGTTAGTATCTATTTCAAAAGCTTTTGGAAAGCGTTCACCATTTTTTAAGAAAGAAAGTGTTAAAAGATTAGCGATTCCTCCCTCTCCCGTTCCAACAGCGTTAGGTGCTTTAGTAGGCATATATGTTAAGAAACCATCTTGAGCTAAATTGTTAATGAAATTAGATGGAACAAAATTCACAAAACAACCTAATACTTTTGATAAACCAAGATTGAAATTAATAATAGAGTTTGTACTTTCTAATGTAGTAAAATATGATGTAATATCGTTGAATGAAAAAACACCTTGATTTGGAGATGTAACACCATATTCAACTTCACAAGTTAATTCAAGATTAGATAATTCATAAAAAGCATTATTGATATTTCCAGTAGTACCATCACTTGAATAAAACACTTGACTATCACTATTTAAATGCAGTTCCAATTCCAAAGGAATTTTTGAAAGTGGTAGACTTGACTGCCCCATAGTGAGCGATGAAATTATTGGTACACAAAAAGGCGATGCTCTTGTATTACGAATAACAGAATCACGGAACGATTGATAATTAGGATATATCAAAGCACTTTCTGATAAGTGCCCACTTGTATCGTTGCTAGATGAAAGTACTGGTAAGTAACTTCCCATGAAACGTCCCACGTTCCGTAGGTGAGAAATTATTTGCTTTGTTTCTGCGTGTCTCCATACTATCTGGTCTATTACAGAGTAAATCCCCAGCTTGTGAGAACCCATAAGTTCAGAAGCATCAGTATTAGTAGGGTGAAGAGTACCAGCAGCATCTCTCCAAATATTTAAATCTCCAGACAAACGAATAGAAGACATATCAAGCATAGCATCTTGTCTTCCAAGTGTTATTGTAATAATTGGATTACCACGAGCAAAGCTTACTTTACCAGTAGATGGTACATTATTAGGTTGTATAGATAAATACTTTTTTGCAACACTCATTTTATATTTATAAATATAAAATAATTTTATGATTAAAAAATAAAAAAATTACATAGAAAATATTAACTCAATCTCTTTCTAGCTCCTTCAAATATATCTTTATCTTTTTCAATACCAATAAAGTTTCTATTCATATTTTTACAAGCTACTCCAGTTGAACCAGAACCCATTGTAGGATCTAATACAATATCTCCTTCTTTAGAATAATATTTAAGAATCCATTCCATAAGAGCTACTGGTTTTTCTGTTGAATGTTTACCTTTTGTGGATTTAATTTCTAATGCTGAAGTTGGAAGTGGTGGGTCATAAAATTGTCCTCTGTATTTATTTCTTGTTCCATCTTCATTTGCTGGTTGATTTATCTTTACATCTCCATATAAAGTATCATTTAATTTCATCTCCATCATTTGCTCTTTAACTATTGATGTTGGTAGTGGTGGGTCGTAATTTTGTTGATGGTCTTTTTTATCTTTACTTATTTTTATTCTTCCTTCTTTACCTCCGCCATAAGCGTTTTTATTAACATCATATTTACAATATTCTTCTTTTACAGTTTCTTTAATAAATTTATGTTTATGTGAAGATAAATCATAAAA